GCGTTGTAGTCGGAGTACACCTCGACGGTGCCGACGCCCGTGGCGACCTTGACGCCCTCGAAGCCGATGACCGCATCGACCTCGGTGTTGACGACGACGCGGCGCGATCCGAGCGCCAAGATGAGCGCGAGGAAGTCGAGGTCGTTGTCGAAGATGTGCGAGAGCTTGCCGCCGTTGCGGGTCGACACCTGACACATCTTCTGGATCTGCTCCTCTGGGCCGAGCGTCCGCAGGTCGAGCCGCGAGCCGGCGAGGCGCACGGGGTCGACACTGCGATCGAGGCTGAAGAAGTTGTCGCCACCGGTCGGAGCCGACGACGGGATCCAGGCCTCGAAGCCCTTGATGCCCAGGCCGAAGTCGCCGGCGGTGAAGATGAAGTCGCCGGCGGCGACGGTCGGGATGCCGGCCGCGTCGTTCCACGACGCCTGGTCCACCGTGATGGTGCCGAGGTCGCGATCGATCGACTTGATGGTGACCTGACCGACCTTGATGGCGCCGGAGGTTCCGTCTGCGATGGAGGTCTGGAGCGGCTGGTTCTTCTCGAACTTCACCACGTCGTTGATGTTCGCGAGCGTGATGGTCGCCGTCGCGACGTTGGAGCCCGCGCTGATCTGACCGATGGCGCCGCCGCCGTTCAGGTACGGCTCGTAGCCCATGTTCCGCTTCATCGCGTCCATGGCCGAGTCGAGCTCGAACTCGAACGCCTCGACGAAGGCGCCCTTGCTGTTCGCCGTCTGGCGCTGGAGGCGGCCGTCGACGGAGTACAGCGAGTAGTTGTCGGTGATGCTGATCTGGTACTCGACGACCGCCGAGGCGTTCTTGTTCGCCTTCGCCTTCGCGAACGAGTGCGAGCGGCCCGCGGTGTGCGCGATGCGCACCGGCATGTGCCAGCTCTTGCCGTATCCGTCGAAGCTCTTCTTGAGCATCGCGAACGCGGTGTTGTTTTCGTACATGGCCACCAACACGTCGTTGGGGTCCGGGTACATGTGCTTGATGATCGCGTCGTGCGTGATCGGGTTCGCTGCCGCCATGGGTCTCCTGAGGGGAGCCGGGGCAACGATGTCGAACGCAGAGCGCTATTCGCGGGTCGCCGCCTCGGCCTCGAGACGCTCGGCCAACTCCCTCATCGCCTTCGCGCGTTGCTCCTCTCGCGAGGGCTTGCGCGGCGTGGCGGAGGCAGTCGTCGAAGCGTGTTTGTTCGAGATGCCTTTGGGTCCCGGTTGCGAGGGGACAGGAGCTTGCGACGCTGGGGCAGGAGCGGCGTTCTGCCGATTCTGCTTCTCCAGAATCTTGGTAGCACGAACTGTGGCATCCGCTTCAAGACTTTCGCGGATCTCCTCGTTCGTCGGATTCCGCCCATGTGTGTGGTTGAAGGCTTGGAGGATGGTCTCGCCCGAATCGAGGCGGCGATTCAGGAGCTCGGTGACGAGCGAAGGGACCTCGTGAGCCTGGTAGAGCGCGACGAGGTTCGGTGAATTCTCTTCGGTGATCTCCGAGACGAACTCGCGCACGACCTTCTGTCGATGCGTCGCCTCTTCGCGCGCCCGCGCATCCTCGGCGGCCTTCGTGCGGGCGTCCTCGTCAGCCTTGAGGCGCTCCTCGAGCTTCCGAATGCGCTTCTCCTCTTCGGTCTCCGGTTTCGCGAAGCGCTTCGCGACCTCCACCGGATCTTTGCCCTCGTCGAGCAGGTATTTGACCGGATCGGAGAGCGCGCCTTCGAGCTTCGCTAGCTTCTCTTCGATTTCCTTCTCTCGCGCGGCGAGCTTGGCCTCTCGCTCGTGACGTTCGGTCTCAGCGCGACGCGCTTTCGCCTCGCGCTTCGAGATCCCCTCGAGTCGCTTCGCGATCTCGCTCTGTGGATCGGGTGTTTCGACGGCCGAAGCCGCACCCGAAGGCTCCTGGGCTCCTGCCGGGGGGGCAGCGGGAGTCGTGGCAGGCTCGGGCGCAGCTTCCGGCGCCGAAGCGGGCGCGGTCTGCGGGATCGTGGAGAGCGAAACGGTGGGAGCGACAGCGTTCATGCGGCCTGTGGGGGTGCGGGGATGCCGCCGTTGCCCATCGGCGCCGGCGGTGGGGGCGGAGCGCCCGGGGGAAGCATCGGCATCGGGCCATTCATTGGCGGGCCCATCGGCGCCGGCGGCGGCGCGCTCGGATCCTGCTCACCAGGCAGCGGATTCGGCCCTGCGGCCTTCCACGTCTTGCCGGTCATGTAGCGGTAGCAGGCCTTGATGTACTCGCGGAAGCACGCAAGGCGCTCCGGGGGAAGGCTGTCGTGCTTCGCCGCCTCGTACGCGTCGGAGACCATCGAGTAGGCCATGAGGTGATCGCCGATGGCGTCCCGCGTGACCTTCTTACCCTTGCGCATGAGGGCGATGTCGCGGCGTACGTTCTTCTTGCCGGCGAGACGGTCCTGCGCGAAGCGCTCGGTGTCGCCCCACTCGAGCATCTCGTAGATGTCGTCCGTCGTGACCTTCGTGTACTGCGCCAGCTCGAGCGCGTACTCGCGACGCCCCGCCGGCGTGTCAGGCAGCTTCGAGGTCGGGTAGACCTGGACGCGCACCGTATCGAAGTCGAGCTTCGACCACGACACCATCGGCTGCTTTCGACCTTCGGTGAACGTACCCGCGAGCACCTTCTTCTTCGGTCCTGGAAGGCCGCCCACGACGCGCGCGAGCTTGAAGGCATCGGCAGCGGCGGAGTCGTTGGCGTTGCGAAGGAAATTGCCGAACCGCTTCGTCTCGACGTTGAGATACGTACGGAGCGCGACAGCGGAGTCGAGGCCCGCGGGCTTCTGCGACTGCGCGGAGAGCTGCGAGATGCCGGTGATCTCGTAGAGCGTGCGCACGAGATACTGGAGGTGCGCGAACACCTCGCTCGACATCGATTGAGGCGTGTAGACGGACGGTGGGACCGCGCCCGTGTACTTGATGATCGTCGCGATGTCGTTGTTGAGCGACGCGGTGTTGACGTTGCTCGACGACTCCACCATCCAATGCGGCTTGGCGACGAGATGCATGGCCATCTGGATGTCGCGCACGAGGCGGTTGATCTCGCTCTGGATGGTCGCAACGCGCTCGCAAATGCCGATGCCGTAGAGGCCCATCAAAGGAACCTCGAGGCGGAGGAAGTTGTAGGGACTCTCCTTGTCGGTGAAGTCCTCGAAGAGCAGCGTCTTGCCTCGGATGCAGACGATCTTCTTTCCCGCCCGCTTGCCGCGCACGGCGTAGCCCTCGTAGACCTTCACCTGCTCGCTGGACTCGTCGCGATCGAAGTCGGTGTCATCCGAGGTCGTGGCCGTCGAGTCGATGGCGCGCTCGAGGTCGTTGTTCCACTCCGTCTCTGCGCGCCCCTTGCCATCGCGGCGCCACAGGTCGAAGCATTCCTGCTTGTCGTAATACTTGCCTTCGCCGATGTGGACCGGGTTGCCGTGGAGGCACTCGCGATCGTCGAGGATCATCTGGAACGGGAAGATGCGCTCGATGAGCGCTTCGCCATCCACCTCGTGCGCCTTGGTCACGCCGAGGCCGTAGACGCAGGCGTCGATCACCTTTCCCGGGTAGATCGTCGTGTAGTAGCTCATCTCGCCGAACAGGCCGTCGATGTACTGATCGGCGTTCTCGGCTTTCTCGATGAGCTCGTAGTCGCCGTCGATGGTGGTGAACATCGGGCGCGGACGGTTCTCGCAAATCTTCGAGGACAGCGAGTCGATTGCGTTCTGCGTCGCGTTGAGCGCGATGCGCCCTTGGTTCACGATGCTGCGCGTGTACTGATTGACGCCGAAGCCGAGGATCGCCTGGTTAGCGTAGAGCGAGGCGTGGAGACGGTTCTTCTTGTAGCGATCGATGTACGCGGGCTGGTCGCGCACGTGGTCCACCCATCGCGTGAACGCAGCGTGGGCGTCCTCCTCCGTCGACGTCTCCCATCGAAAGCCATAGTTCGACTGCTCCGCGAGCGAGAGCGTGGAGCGTGAGCGCCGCGTGTCCGCGCTCGATGCCTCGATGGTGGTCCGCCGCTTGGTCGCCATCACTCCTCCACTTCGGGAACTCTAACGTATTGACACGAATTCCCATCTATTGGAATCGCAGGGCATGGCTTCGCCGGATCGGGCGGTGTCTCCGCCACCCTCGGCGGATCGCCGATCTCGTAGTTGCACGCGCGTCGCGCGTTGCGGAGCGCCTTCTTCAGGCTCACGGCAGCAGCTCCAGTTCCTTGTCGTCGACGGGACGGCCGAGCATGGTCGCGTAATACTCCCGGCGCGCTGCGAGCGACGGATCGGCGCCTTCCTTCGCGTCCTTCGCCTTCGGCGGGACAGGTGGACCGAGCACGATCTCCGTGCCCGCGTGCATGAGGCGCACGACGCCCTTCTCGCGGCACAGGTCGATCAATTCAGAAAGCTCACTTCGTGCATCTGCTCGGGTTGCTCTTGCTCTTGTTCCCACCACTCGCCTCCCTCCCGTCCCTTCGTGACCTCGCGCACGCGGCGCTCGAACAGCTCGTCAGCCTCGGCCTGGTACGCCTCGACGGTGCCCTTCGCCGGCTTCGCTTTGCGCACCTCCTCGAGAAAGTGACACGTCGCGCGCCACGCGTAGAGCGCAGCGTCTGCAAGGTGGTCCTTGTGCCCATCCGCCGGCATCTCGCGCTCCTCGTCCCACGGCAGCTTCTGCCATTCGTCGACGAGGCCATCGTTGCCCGGCATGACCTTCAGGAGCCCGGCCTTCAGGTCGGAGGCCATCAGCTCGATGTAGCCCCGCTTGTTGTTCTTCTCGGCCGCGACGATCGGCAGCTTGAAGCGACGGCGTGCCTCCTCGACGTAGCCTTTGCCGAAGCCGCCCATGTCGCCGACCATGCGCGCGAAGGGGTACTTCTTGGTGAGCGCGAGCGCGATCTCCGCGGCCTCGGGCGCGAGCAGACCGCGCTTGTCGAAGCTCTCGATGACGTAGACGTGCGGGTCATCCTTCTGCCAGCCGAGCACCACGAAGGCGGTGGAGTCCGAGAAGCCGTAGTCGATGCCGAGCACATACTGCCACCACCGCGGATCCTGCTTCAGCGCGGGACACGTGTTCTTCTTGCGATCGAAGGGGTAGACGAGGCCCTGCGCGGCAGCGACGAAGCTGCACTCGTATTCCTGCTGGAAGGACCAGAGGCGGCCGAGGCGCTCGGCTTCATCCTTCTCGGCTTGCAGAATCTCCCGAGGCACGCGCGGGTTCTGCCACGCGTCGACCTCGTACTTCTCCCAGTCGCTCTCTTCGTCGTGCCAGATGTCTGGGAAGTGATGCTTGCGCATGCCCTTCGGCGTGCCGAGCAGGATGTGCTGTCCCTTCCGAACGAGAAGCATCGGCTTCATCGCTTGATGCACGGCGTCGGCCACCATCGCCGATTCGTCCTCGATGACCATGTCGGCCGTGTACGAACGGACGGTGTCCTCATCGGCGGCGACGATGATGATTCGCGAGCCGTTCGCAAACTCGAGCTCGCGCTTGTTGTCGGCGACCGCCTTGACCTCCATGCCGAGCTGGTCGAGGTGATCATCCACCTTGCGACGAAGCTCGCCAGCCTGTGGGACCGCGGGCGCGACAATGAGAATCAGGCTCTTGGGGCTGAAGATGGCCTTGTGAACGGCCTTCGCGGCGGCCGTGGTGCTCTTGCCCTGCTGGCGCGCGACGTTGACGATGATCTTCTTCGAGCGCGAACGAAGGAGCTTCTGCTGCCACGGATCCGGCTCGAACTTCAGCGCGTCGACGCAGAACGCTACCTCGTCGTGGCCATGGAGGATGCCACGCGAGATCGCGTCCCTGACTTCCGCGGGCGTCCGCGGCGGTTCAGGCGGCGCCGCGCGCGCGAGCTTCGACAGGTTTGGATTGAGGTTCGGCATTCTTCGTGGTCATCGGCTTGATGCGATCGGCGTCCTCGAAGCGGTAGCTCTTCACCATGTCGCGCGGGACGCCGTTCCACCACACCCACGCCGGCGCCAAAGGCAGTCCGTCCTGGTCTTCGAGTGGCGCGCCGGTCGGCCCGACGTTGGTGTTGCGGAAGACTTGCGGATCGCCAAGTACGGCGCCGTCCCACGACGCCTCGATGAGCCACTGGTGAGAGGCGATGACGGTCGACATCGGCATCACGCCGCGATCATTTGGATCGTTGAGGGGCTCTTTGAGGCAGATGCGGACGAGGCGACGGGTGGTCATCGGGCGAGCTCCTTGAAGGGGTTGAAGTGCGGGCGCGGCTCAGGCATCAGCGCATGCGCACGGTCGATGATGGAGGTGAATTCGAGGTGCAACGCAGCGGCGAGCGGCGCGTCCTTGCGGATCTCGTGGCGCGTGTCGAGGTACAGCACGTCATGCTTCACGGGCACGCGGCGGTTCGGTCGGATCGCGATCCAACAGAGCGGCGTCTGCGGCTCGGTCTCGTAGCAGCCCACGAGAAGCTTGGAGGATGGGATGGTGACGCACTCGATGACGTAGTTCACGAGCAGCCAGAAGCACTCGCCATCGAGGAACCGTCCCCACCGCTCGCGAAAGCGCTCCTCGTAGAGGCTCTTCTTCCACGCGGCGAGCACAAGACTCATCTCGCTCTGCGCGAGGGGACGGACAAGCAGGGGGAGGCTCATATCTTGAGCGTCTCGATGTAGACGAGGGTGCCGTCGTTCGGCGGACCCTTCGCGCCGTCGAGGAGCTTCTGGTTGACTCTGGTGTTCGCGTTCTTGGCGAAGTGCCCTTGATACACACGAGGGCCACCCGTCTCCTGCCCGCACTCCTTGCACTTCGGGTAGCGAATCAGGTACGCGCCGCACGCCTCATTCGCAGAGAGCGTCTCGACGGTCCCGTCTGCATGGATGAGAAGCGCTTTAGGCTGGCCCATGGACGTTCCGCTGCGGGGTGTCGTCGGCAAACTCGTCCTTTTCGTAGCGACGAGCCTTGGGATCATCGAGGCTCGTGCCCTCGACGACGGCCTGGATGAAGTCGCCGGGGTAGACGAGGATGTCCTGCCCGTCGTGCTGAAACACGTCATAGACGCGAGCCTGAATGTAGACCACGAGGTCTCCGACCTTGAGATCCTGGAGCCACTCGATGTGTCCCGCGTCGAAGCGAGCGGGCTTGGGGCGCGCGCGGAAGGTAAGGTCTGGCGCCTTCCAGTCCGGATCCCATGAGCCGTTGTCGAGCGTGGTACGGTGCGGGATGGGGGCCGGGGGGAACCACGGGCGATTCTGCGTCCAGCGCCCGCCGAGGCCCACGACCTCGCCAATCTGAAGCACGTTGTGACTCTTGCCGCCGAGGATGAGCAGCGACGCGCGATGCACGTCCGCCGCGACGCGACGGAGGAGCACATTGCCGCCCACCGCACGAAGCGGGATCACTTCTGCACCTCGACACGAGACCAGCATCCGTCCGCGACCGCCACGAGGATGCTGTCCGCGTACAGCCCATCGTGACTTACCCAGAAGATGAGCGTGCCACCGTCGGTGATGGTCATACGATCCGCAGCGACGATGAGATCGCTGTCGCGGTTCGGTAGCTGCACGGTCCAGCGCCTCACTCGTCGAACTGCTTTCCGCCGAGCTTGGGCGCGAAGGGCAGGAGCGGCTTGGCACCAATGGTGTGCTCCGTCGCTTCCTCGATGACGTTGGCGATCGCGTGCGCGATGGTGTCCCCCGTCGCCGTCCACGCGTACTTGGGCCTCCCCCCGTCCTGCCGTGCCCGGAGCGTGGCCTGCCAGTAGAGCGCCGTCGGTCCCTCGACCTGCTGAAGCAGCAGCGTCCCGAGCTCGGAGGCGTGCTTCTCGAGCCGGACCAGGCTGGGAGGGAGAAGCCACGCAAACAGGAAAGCGAGCAGGCGCCTCATCGCTTCGCCTTCTTCGCGGGGATGGTCGTGCGCTTGGTCACCCGCTCGGGGAGCTTCTTCCCCTTCGAGGCCCGATCGAACTCCGCGACCACAGCAGGGTCCATCTCCCCCGCCGCTTCCTTGGCATGAAACGCCCTTCGCTGCGCAGCACTCTTGTACGGCATTCGCCCTCCCTCAAAGCCAGTGCAGATCCACCACCTCGATGCCCGCGCTCGTCATGTCGAAGGTCGTCACCGCAGGGTCCAGCGCCACCAGCGTCGGAGCATTCGCCCGAATCGCCACGCCCGTGTTCCCCGTCGCAGCCGGCGCCGTCTTCGCGTTCGTGCTGGTCGTCGGAGGCGCGATGATCACGCCCATTGCCCCCGAAGGAACCGCGATGCTGTTCGTCCCCGCAG